GGCTGCAGCCATGACCAAATCCGCACCATGATTGAGCGCATTCAGCGCGATCAGTTCTGGTGCTCCCGAGTTCAATCCGTGAAAACCCTACGCAGCAAATGGCAGGAGCTGGCTCTGAAGTTATGCCCGGCAAACCTGGCAACCGGCAGCTCGTTCGGTGTGAGCAGCAAACTGGATACCGACATCCCGAAAGGTTTCCGGGGCTAACAAATTTAACCGTGAGGATATCTCTGATGGAAAAAATTACTGACGTGCTGAAAGAACTGGAGAAAGTCACCTGCCGTGAGCTGGCTGTCTATTTCGACCTGACAGCACCTGAAATGCTGGCCCGCCTGATGGTGCTGGAACGCGAAGGCAAAGCGCAAAACCTGAATGGCTACTGGATGCCGGGTGGAAGCACCGAGCCCGTAGCGATAACCAGCAAGCTCACAGAGCTGGATATCAAGTTGCTCCAGTCGGTGCCAGTTGGAGTCTGGTTTGAGTGGCAGTCCCTGGCAGGTTTCGTTGATCGCCCTCGCTACCGCTGCGAACGTCTGGTGGCCGCCGGGCTTATGAATTCGAAAGTGACTAACCCAGCCAATCCGCACCACGGCACTAAATTCCAGAAAATCCGCGAGGTGACCCGGTGATGCGAGAGATACCTGATTGCCCGGTCTGTGGTTCCGCTGCTGAGTTTTATTTTCGGGATTACCAGGCTGGCGCCTGTTCGGGGGCCCTGAAATGCCCTTACGGACATCTCCGCGTACAGGATAGCTACTGGGCTGGTGGCAAGAGCAAATCTAAAATCCGGCTGATTGAAAAATGGTCTCAGCAGGTCGAACAGAAAAAAGGTGAAGTGAAAAATGGCTAAAAACTCGATCGACGCGTATGGCGCCAGCGGCAAAACCAACGTTCTGATGTTCGAACCGGAAAACCTGCACTTGGTTACCGACAAAACGCACCCGCTTTACGATGAGCGTATCCACCTGCCTATCAGCGAGGCAATGGTGCTGAACATCATGGACCAGGGCGTTCTTGAGCCGATTATTGTCTGGAAAGACCCCGAAAGCGGTCTGGCCTGTGTGGTGGATGGTCGTCAGCGCGTGCGCCATACACTGGAAGCCAACAAGCGTCTGTCCAAAGAGGGCAAAGAGCCGTTACTGGTTCCGGCAGTCACTAAACGCGGCTCCGCCGTTCGCATGGCGCAGGCGATGGTAAGTGCTAACGAAATCCGCCAGGCAGATACACCACTGGGCCGGGCAAAGAAAATGGCTGATGCGCTTGAGCGCGGGCACGACGAGGACGATTTAGCGCTGATGTTTGGCGTGAGTGTCCAGACCGTACGCGCAACGCTGTCACTTTTGGATGCAACCCAGGCAGTCAAAGACGCTGTAGAGTCCGGCACAGTGACGGTTACCCAGGCGCGTCAACTGGCGTCACTGAAACCCGAAGAGCAGCGAGCAAAAGTAGCAGAAATCGAGCAGACGACCGCAGGTACAACTGGCCACGAAAAAGCCCGGCGTCAGCGCGCTGTGCTTGGCGAAACTAAGCCACGTCTCAAAACACGCAAAGAAATCACAAAAGCCCTTGAGGGTGCCAGCGGTGACTACGCTGAAGCTCTGCGCTGGGTGCTTGGGGAGGCTGTATGAACAACGACGGATTAACTCTCAACCAACTGGCAGAACGTAATGCCGCATTGGTCACTGATGTCGAGAAATTACGTGCCGAGCGTGACCAACTGGCTGCGGAGAATACCTATCTTCTCAACGGCGCAGCCCGTGAACTTAACACTTCATGGATGTTCCACAAAACGATGCTTGGCGCACAGGCGGCCCTGGTATGTCTTGCTCATGGATATCAGGCTGCAGCTCGCGAATGGCTGGAAGGCACCACCGACGAAGCTGGGGCTGTAATCCCTGATGATATTTCCGTTGGTGAACTGCCTGAATGGTTCGACAGCCAGATGGTCAGCAATGACGGGAAAAGCGGATTCCTGACCCGGGCAGAAGCCGAAGAGGCTATCAAGAAGGCATGCCCCGCCACCGACGCCTTCCTGGCCGGAATTAAGGCTGATGGGGTGGAGATGTTCGCTCTGATGTTTGCTGAAGAGGCGATCAAAGACAACAACATCACAACCGGCTGGAAAGCCAGAGCAAGCAGAGCGGCCTCTGAATACGCAGAGTTGCTGCGCGAGGGGGCCAAATGAGCAAGTTAACTATGAAGGTTGGCGTTTTAAATCCTCGTTATGTGACGTTTTCATATTTTCTCATGAACGGACGCATTGATGTTTTGGCTAAACAGCTTGCAGAGCGTCTGGAGATTGAAGCCGATACACCTTCCGAGGCGATTGATTTTGTTAAGCAGACTCTCATTGATATTGCTGCGGATGATATTGGAATAAAAGACATTGATAAGCCGGGAGCGAGCTGGCGTGAACAATTTAATGTTAAGGGCGGTGCAGCATGACAACTGATATCACCGAACTGGCGCAGCTGCGTGCTGAGCTTTCAAATCCGGCAATTGGCAGTAAAGACCATCTGCGAAAACTCGCGTTATCGCTGGTAGAGGCGCTGGAGAAGGCGCAGGCCATCAACGCAGCAGCTGAAAAACTTGTCCGCTGCAAAGGTCGCTATCACAGCGAGCAGAACTATCGCGCATTGGCTGCGCTGTTTGGCGTGAAAACCCCGGACCTGCCGCCGCTGGAGCATGAAAACGTCCATTATGTAGATGCTGCAGAGATGGAGATTGAAGCACTGCGCCAGCGCATCGCCGAGCTGGAGTCACGCACCGTGAAGCTGCCAGAGCCGGAGCAATGGGACATTACTCAGGTTTTATTGTGCAAAAAGAAAGTGGTCGCTGCTATGCGCGCCGCTGGCATCAAGTGGGAGGCTGAGTGATGAAAATGGGTGAACACATGGAGCCGGTTGTCGAGCTCCTGGAAGAACTGAACGGCAACAACACTGACGCAAAATTGAAATTACTCGCCATGGTTATCTCGGAATACATGCTTAATGCGGATGTTACCGGCTTTGAGGTCACCGCGGGGAAGATGAAAGTTTCCGTAGATATAAGCGTGGAGGAATAGCCCAATGACCAAATCAACCATAACCAGAGAGCGCCTGGAAGAATTAGCAGCAGGCCAGCGCGGCTTTAACCTTCGAGTTGCCACATATGAAGAGTCTCAGGAACTAGCCCGAATAGCGCTGGCCGCAATGGACAGCGAGCCGGTGGCGTACATCGATAAACAGTGGACTTTGGTCTATTACATTCCACCGATGAGTATGGGGCTAAAGATTGGTGACAAGCTCTATCGCCACGCGCAGCCAGCGTCGGAACGTGAGCAGGTACGCCAAGAGCACGCCGAGTGGTCACAGGAAACTTTCGGCAATGTCGGCCCGGTTGGCCCGCTGAAGCACCTCAGCAAAGAAGCACTGGAAGCCGCTGCCGAGCCTAGCGACCTGTCGGAGTGGGCTGATATGCAGTTCCTGCTGTGGGACGCCCAGCGCCGTGCAGGTATTACAGATGAGCAGATTACCCAAGCGATGATCGAAAAACTGGCGGTGAACAAACAGCGCTCATGGCCGGAGCCGAAAGACGGTGAACCGCGGTTGCACATCAACGAGCAGCCAGCGCTTACTGGCAACTTTCCCATAATCGGCATTGACCAGGCATCCGGTCCGGATCGCACTGTCGAGGTTAGTTACGTTGCACCTCCCGGTTACGTTATGGTGCCAATGAGGTTAACGGCTGAGAACGGCGCTAAGGGAGCGCTATCCGGTGAGTTTTCAGAAACCAAGTTCGTAAACTGTCCAGAATGTTTTGGTGATGATGAATGCGAAACCTGCGACGGCAGTGGGAGAATTGAAATCACAGTACCTGTCACCTGGACAACTATCAAAGAAATCTGGGCTAAAGGCATTGAGCATTTCGCAGCCGCCCCGCAGTCACCCGGCGGTGACCATGCTACCGTGCCGGGTAAATGGATTCCGGTAAGCGAGCGGATGCCGGAAGTTGGCGACATCGTGCTTACCGCAATGGGAGGGGCAGTTAACGTTGGCGAAATGGAGTGCTCTGCTGCAAATTGTCGTTTCTTCACGTCAGTTATTTCCGGTAGAGAGTTACCAGCGACTCACTGGATGCCGCTGCCAGCCGCCCCGCAGGAGGTGAAACCATAAAACGCAAAAGCGCTATTTGTTATCAACAAATCACAGGTTTGTATTTATGCGAATGATAACCAGAAAGAAACCGGCCTTCACTGAGCTTTATCAAACCGGCGTATTAACGCGCATAGCCGCCGTAAAAAGCCCTGATGGCGGAGGCTGGCGATTGTTCGGCTTATGGCGGGGTAAGGACATAGCGGTATTTGTGGAGGCTGCTCGCGGAGGGATTCGCGAGTGGTCAGGTCTGGACTATCTTGCTAACTTTTGCGCGAGTTGTGGCATTAGCCTGTGGGAAGTTCACAACAAGGTCGCTGAAAAAGCTCCTGAATAAGACCCCGCGCTGGCGGGGTTTTCTTTTCTAAAAGTCTGACGGCAAACGCAAAACTCACTACCTGTATTTCTCTGTCTGATTTATAATAACAGCGGGCCTGAACAACCCAGCTTATCGATCGCTGTGCCACGGAGAAAAACCGATGGCGCAGAAGAAACACCCTCAAAAAATTTACTCCCTGACACCGGCTATCGCTGGTGTTTCTGCTTGTCTGTCGCACCAGGGCGGTGCGATATGAGCAAATCCAAAACCAAGGCTGAAAAGCTCCATCTGAGCCGCGTAGCTGCGCTGGGTTGCATCGTATGCCGGAACCTCAATTACGGCGAATCGCCTGCTGAAATCCATCACTGCAGCTCTGGTACTGGCTTGTCTGTCCGCGCTGATAACTTCCATGTCATTCCGCTATGCCATGCCCATCACCGTACTGGTGGCTACGGCGTTGCTATTCATGCTGGCCGTAAGTCATGGGAAGAAAAGTTCGGTGCTGAGGCTGAGTTACTGAGTCAGGTACTCCAGGAGTTAGGGGAGAGCGTGAATGACTAATTTTTACTGTGAGGCCCTTACGGCGCTGCGTTCAGCACCCCATCACTATTTGAAAGAAGTCGGCGACCAGTGGCGAACTCCGGACCTGCTGTTCTGGGGTATTAACGCGATGTTTGGCCCGTTGATGCTGGACCTGTTCGCAGACGACAGCAACGCAAAATGTCCTGTCTGGTACACCGCAGAAGATAACGCGCTGATACAAGACTGGTCGGAAATGCTTTCCTCAATCGGCGGCGCAGCCTACGGAAACCCACCTTACAGCCGCTCTCAGTACCACGAAAAGCAAGCCATCACTGGCATGACGCACATCATGAACTATGCAGCTGCGCAACGAGAGAAGGGCGGTCGCTATGTCTTCCTGGTGAAGTCAGCAACAAGCGAAACGTGGTGGCCGGAAGATGCGGATCACGTCTGCTTTATTCGTGGGCGAATTGGTTTCGATCTGCCCGAGTGGTTTAAGCCAGCCGACGACAAACAAAGGCCGACCAGTGCGTTTTTCGCTGGCGCCATTGTCGTGTTTGATAAGTCATGGGCTGGCGAGCGGTTTAGTTACATCAATCGAGCGGTGCTTGAAGATAAGGGCCGCGCATTTATGTCACTGGCGCAGTTTGCTGCTGGCCAGAGCAATACCAAAAATGAGGTGAATGTATGATCAACCCTTCTGAAGTTGGTAAGTCAGGTGAAATGATTCGCCTCCGTACGCTGGAAAGCATCTGGATACAGGGAAAGCTGCGCATGTGGGGCCGCTGGTCATACATTGGAGGCGGTAGCGGCGGCAACATGTTTAACCAGCTATTGGCGTCCGGGAAGATAACGAAGACTGCTATCAATGACGCACTGCGCCGTATGAAGAAATCGGGTATTACCAAACCTGAACTGGAAGCCTTCTTCAAGGAAATCCTCAGCGGTAAAAATAAAAGCGGCCTGGCGTTTTGTACTGACGAGGAGGGATTGAAAATTGATTCAGTGCTTAGCGCCGAGCTTGTGCGCTCCGGGAATAAAGCTCTCTATAAGCTAATCAAGGATCGGTATGTCTATCGCATGAGTAAGAAGTCGATGGCGAAAGAGCTAAACGAAAAGCATCCAGAATGGTGCTTGAGGACTTGCGAGAGCAGGGTTGATGTTTGGCTAAATTTAGCAGAATCGATGCTTTACGCACCAATGTGTGACGCGTTTGGCACAAATAGCGACAGATTTTACTTGAATAGTTGCGCGGAAAGTGCTTGAATTGTGATAGGCTCGGGACGTTAAAGCGAACTGAGCAGCAAGAAAAAATTAAAGGCCCAAGGCTAACCCCCTTGGGCTTTGTCGTTTCTGCAATCCGGTCAGGGCTCTTGGGTGGATACGTGCTGCACGACACGTTAAAGCCCTTCCGCGCAGAGCCCTGAACCAGATTGCATCTGTCGTAGTTTGGTAATTACGTCTGGCTTCCAACCAGAATATGCGGGTTCGATCCCCGCCAGATGCTCCAATCCCTCTACCTTGGGACCATTACGGCTACCGCGCCGTCGCTTTTTACCCTTGGTATTTCTTCCCGCCTTGAGCGGTTTTTTTATTGAGCATGCCCAGGCCCTCGGGAATCATCCCCGACGTGCTTTGTTGATAAATCAGCCCGCAGGGCCTGGGCCTCTTTTCCCCTTTACGCACAGCGCCATCCGTCATCAACGGAGGTGAGGTTATGACAAAAATGAGCACCATTTACAGCAGACTTTCATACGGCACCGGGACCGCACTGACGGGCTGCGGTGTCTCAGCAAAGGCGTATGCCGGGGCAGTTAAGGCAGAGGTATGGATTTTGGCCGACAAAATAGCGGGGATGACCCTGAGTGACTGGGCAATTATCGTCGGTATAGCCTGCACCATTACCACCTGTGGGGTGAACTGGTACTACCGGCGGAAAGAACGCGAGGATCGGCTCAATGGCTATGACACCAAAACTGAGGAATAGCGTTATCGCTGCCGTCGGCGGTGGCGCCATAGCCATTGCTTCTGCGCTCATCACCGGCCCAACCGGGAACGATGGTCTTGAAGGTGTGCGTTATGACCCCTATAAGGATGTGGTAGGCGTCTGGACTGTCTGTTATGGCCACACTGGCAAAGACATCATGCTCGGCAAGAAGTACACCGAGGCTGAATGCCGTGCGCTGCTCAGCAAAGACCTGAACACCGTTGCTCGCCAGATTAACCCATACATCCAGAAGCCGATCCCCGAGACAATGCGCGGGGCTCTGTACTCGTTCGCCTATAACGTCGGCGCTGGCAATTTCCAGACCTCCACGCTGCTGCGCAGAATCAACCAGGGCGACCAGAAAGGTGCGTGTGATCAGCTGCTCCGCTGGACCTACGCCAAGGGCAAACAGTGGAAAGGCCTGGTAACTCGTCGCGAGATTGAGCGCGAAGTTTGTCTTTGGGGGCAGAAATGAGCCGGTTAGCCGCCATTATCAGCGCCGTTGTGATCTGCCTGATAGTCAGCCTCGGCTGGCTGGCCAGTCACTACCACGACAATGCCACCGAGTTCAAAAGGCAGCGGGACAAAGTGACTGGGCAGCTCAGCCTGGCGAACGACACCATTGCTGACATGCAGACTCGACAGCGTGACGTCGCAGCGCTCGATGCCAAATACACGAAGGAATTAGCCGATGAAAAAGCTAAAAATGATGCTCTGCAGCGTAAGCTTGATAATGGTGGTCGGGTGCTCGTCAAAGGCAAGTGTCCAGTGTCAGCCGCAACCCAAACCGCCGGCGCCGCCAGCATGGGCGATGATGCCACCGTCGAACTCTCTGCAGTTGCTGGACGAAACGTTCTCGGTATCCGGTCCGGAATCCTCAGCGACCAAACAGCCCTGAGAGCGCTGCAGGAATACATCACCACGCAGTGCCTGAAGTAAGGCATTACAGAGCCACTTCAAGAGGTGGCTCGATAATGTCACAACGAGGTAAGCCATATGCGCACTACTGGAACTCTGACGGCGGAAATTACGTTTCGCCCATACATGAAGCCGCTGCTCATCCTTTCAGTGCTTTTGCGCTGGGGCTGGCTCACTAAGAAGTGTATCCGGATTGGCCCTGTGATTGAGAAGAAGGTGTAATTATAAAATTCTGCAAATGGTGCATTAAAAGCGCCATTGACAGAGTTTCATATAAGTTTCACGACTTACCGATCAAAAAATTCCCCGGTAAGTATTCGAGCAACCCAGAGGAATATTCTGTATGGCGTCGAAAAAGCTTACAGCTGATCAGCAGCAGCTTTTCGATGCTCTGACTCCGCTGCAAAAAAGGTTCGCACTTGCAATCATCAAAGGGAAGAACCAGACGGACGCCTATAAGGCTGCGAAGGGGAAGGCTAAGACGCCAGAAGCCATTCGCAACTCGGCGAGTCAGATCTTTACAAATCTTGGTGTGCAAGCCTTTCTCAAATCAGTGCAGGGCGAGATTGTCGACGAGGCAATCATGACCCGAGAGGAGGCGTTAAAGCGCCTTTCTAAGATGGGTCGAACATCCATCGCCGATATAGCCGAGTTCAGCAACAGCGTCGTTGGCGAAGATGACGATGGCAATCCTGTGTTCCAGGCCGTGTGGAGCTTCAAAGATTCCGCTCTTCAGGACCCTGACGCAATGAGTGCAATCTCTGAGCTAACTACGGGAAAGGACGGCATCAAGCTGAAGATGCACGATCCCAAAGCGGCAATTAAGCAGCTTGCCGAAATGCAGGGTTGGGACGCTCCGAAGAAAACTGAGCTGACTGGTAAAGACGGCGGCCCACTGAATCAGGTGACATACACCGCTGAAGACTATGCGAAGGCCCAGCAGAAGCTGGAGGGAAGGTTAGAAGGGCTGGACTGATATGAGCGGAATTATCGAATGGGATGACCTGTCATTCCCGGAGCGCGTGATCATCCGTTCAAAGTCCACGAAGTCATTCCTCAACTTCACCCGGATATGGTTCGAGCTGATTCAGGGCGATCGGCTGCTGGTTAACTGGCATCACCGCCTGATGGCTTCGAAAATTGATGATCTGCTTGCCGGGCGCCTTGTCCCGCGAAACCTGATTATCAACATCCCGCCCGGCGGTACAAAAACAGAGTTCTTCTCCATTCACTTCCCGGCGTATGTCAACGCCCTGGTGCAGGAGAAGCGGCTTAAACGCTTTCGCAACCTGAATATCTCTTTTGCTGACACGCTGGTAAAGCGTAACAGCCGGCGCACCCGCGACATTATCGCCAGCCGCGAATATCAGGAGTTCTGGCCCTGCTCGTTTGGTGTCAACCAGGCAGAAGAGTGGGAGATAAAGGACGAGCGAGGGCGCTCTATAGGCCAGACGGTATCGCGCTCAAGCAACGGGCAGATCACCGGTGGTCGTGGTGGATACTACGGGCCAGAGTTCTCCGGCATGGTGATGCTGGACGACTACAACAAGCCGGTGGACATGCTCAGCGAGTCCCGACGCAAAAGCGCGAATACGCTGCTGGTAAACACCATTCGCTCACGCCGCGGCGATAAGTCGAAAGAGCACCCGACTCCGTTTGTGAGCATTCAGCAGCGCCTGCACACCGACGACGCAACGGGCTTCATGCTTGCCGGCGGAATGGGCGTGCCGTTTCACCATGTCGCCATACCAGCCATGATCGACGAGAAGTACATCCAGTCGCTCGATGAGCCATGGCGTTCGCTTTGCTGGGAAACGGTCAAAGATACCGATTCTGTGGTCGTTGGAGGCGTTCGCTACTGGTCCTACTGGCCGCAGATGGAAGACGTTAACGACCTCCTGCAACTGTGGGAAAAGGATCGCTATACCTTCCTGTCGCAATACCAGCAAAACCCGATGGCGCTGACTGGCGGGATTATCGACACCAGCTGGTTCAGAACGTACACCACGCTGCCGAAACTTACGCACCGTGCCGTGTACGTCGATACGAACAGCGGGAAGGTAGAGGACTGGCTGGATTACACCGTGTTTACGCTGGCTGGCATGGGCGTGGACGGGAATCTGTACATCATCGATGTCGTTCGCGGACGGTGGGACCCGGAAGACCTCCTGAAGAAAGCGGAAGAGGTTTGGGAAAAGTGGCGCCTGTCTGGCTCCATGCGGGTTATGCCGCTGCGTCATATGGCCATTGAAGAGAAGCAAGCCGGACAGGGCCTCATCACCACGCTGAAAAAACGTAGCCAGACCCCCGGACAACTCGCCATCCCGGTGAGGGAAATCCCGCGCGGAACCGGGCAGAACAAGCTCGTTCGCTGCCTTAACGTCATCCCCCAAATCAAAACCGGGAAAGTGTTTGTCCCCGCGACGCACACCGAAGACGGACAGAAGCTTTCCAGCATCTTCTACGAGGACGGCACGATCGCAGGCTCAACGGAGTGGGTGCTGACGGCGATGACGGAATGCGCTGCTTTCTCCGCTGATGACAGTCACGACAACGACGACATCCTCGATACCTGGATGGACGCAATCGACGACAACCTGATTTCCGGCCCGCAGCCGATGGTTATCGACCCGAATCAACTCAGGAGAATTTAAGTGTGGTGGTTTAAAAAGAAAGAAGTCGCCGCGCCTGAGCCGGCAAAAGAACCTGAAGCACCGAAGGTCGGGATCAGACCAGAGGCCGTGGCCGAAGTCCGTGCATTACCGAAAAGAGAGTTTCAGCGCTACGAGCCGCCGAAAGGGGTGATCCCAGAGTCTATCAAAAGCGCCATTCTGGCAATGGACTCCACGCCTTACGATGACCTCAATGCAGCATATGGCGGTTACGGCTACGGTGACTTTGATAGCTTCCCTGGCTATCCGTACCTGGCCACGCTGGCGCAAAAGCCTGAATATCGCAAGATGGTTGGCACCATCGCGGAAGAAATGACCCGCAAATGGATAAAGCTCAAAACTGTCGGCGATGAAGACAAGGCGGATCGGGTAAAACAGCTCGAAGAGGCCATGAAGCGGTTTAAGGTGCGCGAGCGCTTTAAAGAAGCCGCAGAGCATGACGGCTACTTTGGCGGCGGCCAGATTTATATCGACGTTCGTTCGCCGCGGGGAATCTCCGCATGGATGGACGACAACGAGCTGCAATCGAAGCTCTTCATGAGCGACAAGAAGATCACGAAAGGCAGCCTGCAGGGGTTCAGGGTCATCGAGCCTATCTGGACCTATCCGGGGATTTATAACTCCGACAACCCGCTGAGCCCGGATTTCTACAAGCCGACTCAGTGGTTTGTCATGGGCCGGACCGTACATGCAAGCCGGATGATTGATTTCGTCTCGCGGCAGGTACCTGATCTGCTGAAAGCATCGTATAACTTCCGCGGCCTGTCTCTCTCGCAGATTGCCGAGCCATACGTCAATAACTGGCTTCGCACCCGCGACAGCGTCAGCGACATGATTCACTCGTTCTCTGTTCCGGTAATCGGAACAAATATGAGCACGATTCTGCAGGGCGGGGCGGCAGATGGCCTTCTGGCAAGGCTTGATGTCTTCAACCGATGCCGTGATAACCGTGGCGCATTCGCTAAAGACAACAACCCTACCCAGCCAGAAACGGTTGAGTTCGTTAACGCCCCGCTTAACGGTCTGGATGCCCTGCAGGCACAATCGCAGGAGCACATGTCAGCGGTTTCGAGCATCCCGCTCGTCAAACTGCTGGGCATCACTCCAAATGGCCTTAACGCAACGTCTGACGGCGAAATCCGCGTTTTCTACGACTACATTCACGCTCTGCAGCAGTCTGTTTTTAAAGACAATCTGAAGCGCGTGATGGACATCATTCAGCTCTCTGAGTTCGGCGACATTGACGATGGAATAACCTTCGACTTTGAGCCGCTGTACGAAATGAGCGCTAAAGAGCGGGCGGAAATTCGCAAAGTAGACGCTGACACGGACGCTGTCTATGTGGCCGCCAGCGTGCTCTCTGGCAACGAAGTCCGCGAAAAAATCGCCGGTGACCCGGACTCGCCCTATCACTCTCTGGACCTGAATGATGACCTCGAAATCGAAGACGACTACGACGAAGAGGAAGAAACAGACCCTGACGATAAGGGCGGTTCATCCTAACGCTGGCGTCGAAGCATGGTACCGCCGACAGCTTGATAAGCAGGTGCAGGAAATGCAGGCATCTGTTGTCTACTGGCTGTCTGCAAACTATCGGGCCAGCGGCGCGGCTGTCGCCATGGATGCATCACCTGCAGTGATGATGCGTAATGCCATGCAGAAACTGGCTAAGCGCTGGACTCGGCGGTTTGATGACATGGCGCAAAAGCTGGCAGACAGGTTCGCTAACGACGCCATGAAGAACGCAGATGCGTCACTGGCCACAGCCTTCAAAGATGCGGGGTTTACTGTCGAGTTCAAGATGACCTCGCAGATGAATAACGCTCTTCAGGCGACTATCGCCGAGAATGTCGGCCTTATCCGATCCATCCCCGAGAAGTATTTCACTGAGGTGGAAGGGCTGGTTATGCGGTCGGTAGCGCGTGGGCGCGACTTGTCCTATCTCACCGATGAACTCCAGAAGCGATACGGGATTACCCGGCGCCGTGCGGCGTTCATTGCCCGAGATCAGAACAACAAGGCTACCTCAGTCGTTCAGTCGGCACGGCAGCAGGCGCTTGGCATTACGCAAGGTATCTGGAAGCACTCCCACGCAGGCAAAAAGCCTCGCCAGTCCCATGTGAAAGCTAATGGCAGGCTTTTCGACCTCTCGGAGGGGATGCTCATTGATGGCGAGCACATCATGCCAGGCGAATTACCAAATTGTCGTTGCACCTGGGAGGCTGTCATTCCAGGGCTTTCAAAACAGGATTGAGCAATGAACCCCACAGAGTGCTTAGCTTTCGATCGCGCCTCTGTGCGCACCATCGACGCAAATGGCCGCCTTCAGATTTCACGAACGAATATCAGCAAGGCAAACGTCAACGCCTACTACGGACGAGAGATACCAAGAAGCAAAGAGCTTGGGCTCGAGCCTGACAAACTTTACCGGCTTTGGCGCCACCCGGACGAGCTCCGGAAAGCAGCCAAAACCTTCAATAACATCCCCGTGCTCAGCAAGCACATCCCCGATTTTCCCACCGACCCGCCAAATGAATTTCGTGTTGGCGTGACGCACTCCAATGCGGAGTTTGACGGCACGTATCTCACGGTTGGTATGTCGATCTGGGATAACAGCGCGATTGCTGGAATTGAGAGCGGAGAGCAGCGAGAGCTATCTGCATCGTACAAGTACGTCGCAGACATGACCCCGGGTGTCACCCCTGACGGCGAGCCTTATGACGGCGTTATGCGTGACATTTTCGGAAACCACGAAGCGCTGGTCCCTGACGGCCGCGCAGGGCCAGATGTACTGGTCGCAGATTCATTACCACCGGAGCTTAACCACATGCGTAAACATAAGGCAGAGGCGATCCGCGCCACCCTTAAGCCACTTCTGGCGCAGGATGCTGATCTGGAGGCAGAAGTCCGCAAAGCTCTTCTGGCTCTTGATGAGGCCGAAAAGAAAGACGAAGAAGAAAACAAAACCGCCGCCGACGAAGACGACGACGAGAAGGACAAGAAAAAAACGGCGGACGATGAGGACGACGAAGAAGACAAGGACAAGAAGAAAACCGCCGAAGATGAAGACGATGAAGAAGACGACAAAGTCTCCAAAACGGCGATGGACTCTGCGATTCGTCTGGCAGCCGACAGCGCAACTAAAAAGGCTGCGGAAAACTTCCGGAAAATCCGTGAAGCAGAGCAGGTCGTCCGCCCGCTGATCGGCGACGTCGTTGCCATGGACTCAGCTGAAGATGTCTATCGCACTGCACTTGAGCAGAGCGGTGTGGATATCTCCGGCGTTCACCCGTCCGCTTATCCGGCGATGGTCAAAATGGCGATCAGCCAGAAAGAAAATTCACGCCCTGTCATTGCGCAGGATTCCGCTTCCGTCAGTGAGTTCGAAAAAGCATTCCCGACCGCTGGCAAACTGAAACGAGGTTAACATGGCAGGTTTTCAGACACGAATTAACCAGTATCCGGCCCCCGGCGTCGAAGGGGGTTTTGCTGGCACTAACCCACACGCGACCTATCAGGCCGGTGAGGGCGCCCTGGTTGCTGGCGAGGACGGCCTTACTGTCGGCCGCTTTGCCTGGGTTGTTGACGGTGTGGCTTCCAATGCCGGTAGCGGTGTTCCGTCTGGCTTTGTTCATCGTGACGGTCAGGCGTCGATCACCATCTGGCTGGGTCAGGCATCCATGCTTATCCAGCCCGGCCGCGAAATCACCCTGATGGTAGCCGGTGACTTCTGGGCCAAAACGTCAACCGCTGCCACCCGCGGGCAGAAGGTTTTTGCATCCCTGACCACCGGTGAGGTGCAAGTCGCCGCAGCCGGCGCAACCGTGGCCGGTTTTATCGAGACCGCATTCTATGCCGCAAGCGATTGTGACGCTGGCGAGAAGGTCAAAATCAGCACCTGGAGCAAGTAATGAACGAATTTCAGCGACACTACGCCGCAGCCAGCGGGAAATATGGCATTGTGCTGCCCGGCGCGAAGGACTACCTGAAGCCGGAGTTTGCGGAGAATTTCGCGCTGGCGATGGATGCCCAGCCGCAAATGGTTACTGCGAATAACGCCGGTATCCCGGCCTACTTCACTAACTACGTCGATCCGGAACTTATCCGCGTTCTCGTAACGCCGATGAAGGCTGCCGAGATTATCGGTGAAGTGAAAAAAGGCGACTGGACGACGCTGACCTCGCAGTTCCCGATCGTCGAGTCGACTGGTGAAACCAGCGCTTACGGCGACTTTAACAACAACGGCATGACGTCCGCCAACGTCAACTGGGTGCCGCGCCAGTCTTTCCATTATCAGACTCACACCCGCTGGGGTGAGCGCGAGCTGGACATGTACGGCGCCGGGCGTATCGGCTATGCCGCCGAGCTTAACGTGGCCTCTGCGCTTGTGCTGAACAAATTCCAGAACAAGTCCTACTTCTACGGCATCGCCGGGCTGGAAAACTACGGCCTGCTCAACGATCCGTCTTTGAGCGCTCCGGTGACGCCGGCGGCGACTGGTTCCGGCGGTGGCGTTACCTGGGCAACTAAAGACGGGCAAGCTGTATATGACGACATCTCCGGCCGTCTCTATAAGCAGCTGGTCTCTCAGACCAAAGGCCTCGTAGAGCGCACCGATCGCATGGTGCTCGGCATGTCGCCGGAAATGGAAGTCAACCTGACCAAGACGAACCAGTACAACGTGAACGTCACCGATCAGCTGAAGAAAAACTTCCCGAACATGCGTATCGAAACCGCTGTTGAATACAGCACCGACGCAGGCGAGCTTGTGCAGCTGATTGTTGAGCGTCTGGGTGAGCAGGACACCGCTTACGCAGCGTTCACCGAGAAGATGCGCGCCCACGCTGTCGTGGTGGAAGAGTCTTCCTGGCGGCAGAAAAAATCCGGTGGCACCTGGGGTGCAATCATTCGTCAACCGCTGGGCATTGCCAGCATGATTGGGGTGTAACATGGCCGAAACAGTAACTGTAGGATGCAAACTGCCGAACGGCCTGATCCTGGAGCAGGGCGGGTACAAAGTGGAGCTTAACGGCTCCAACTCCTCTCTCGTTTTCGGCGGCTACGGCCTGACCGAAAACGTGGACAAGGAAGCCTTTGAGGCGTGGCTGGCAGTACATGCTGATCAGCCCTACGTTCGCAAAGAGCTGGTGTTTGCCCAGGCGAAAACCAGCAGCGCCCAGGCGAAAGCGAATGAAAACGCTTCGGAGAAAACCGGTCTGGAAGGTCTGGATCAGAACAACCCGGCCCCGGGCATTGAGAAGGCGGACAAAAAATAATGGCGATCGTTGTCTTTGATGTTGCCGCATTTCATGAGCGTTATCCGGAGTTCGATGCCGTAAGTGAAACGCTGCTTAATGCGTACTTCACGGAGGCAACGATTTACCTTGATAACACGGACCGCAGCCTGGTTGCGGATGTTGCTGTCCGTGCCGTCTTCTTAAATATGCTGGTTGCTCACATCGCGGCTTTGAATTCAGGCGTAAACGGCGAGAAGGCGTCTGGTCTGGTAGGTCGGGTGGCAAGCGCATCAGAGGGGTCTGTATCGGTTTCGACTGATGCGGGTCCTTCCAGTGCGTCATCGTGGTGGTATCTCCAGACGCCATACGGCGCTGCTTACTGGCAAGCTACGGCCCCTTATCGCACAGTGCGATATGTCCCTGGCTCATCCCCTTCAATGTACCCGGGCCATTATAACCGTCGTTCATTCATCCGGAGGTAGCTATGGATGGAATGTCAGGCGGCGATAAGCTGATGGAACACCTGCAGTCTATCGCAAAGGGGCTGTCCTCTGGCGATGATTTGAAGGTGGGTTTCCTTGAGGGGGCTAAGTACCCAGACGGGACGCCAGTAGCACTTGTGGCAGCCACTAACGAATTTGGCGGCACTGTAAAAATCCCGGCGCATACCCGGGATTTGAACTTTTACGTTCGCCGTGACGGCGTTTCGCGCTTCGCAAAGCCATCAAAGGCCAATTTCGCGCAGTCAGTAATGATACCCGAGCATATCGTTACGATCCCATCCCGGCCGTACTTCAGGAAGACCATTTCTGAACATGGTCCGGAGTGGGGCGGAGAGCTCGGGAAACTCATGAAGGCAAACGATTTTGACGCCCGCAAAAGCCTGGCGCTGATGGGGGAGCGGATCAAGGGGCAGATTCAGTCGTCAATCATCGCCTTTTCTGAGCCTCCGAACGCAAAAAGCACGGTCGACAAAAAAGGGTTTAATGACCCGTTAATCGACTCGGCCCACATGCTGAACTCGGTCGACTACGAGGTGAAAGAGTGAATCTTCATTCCATAGTGCGAAGCGCCATTAGCGCGGTTAATCCTCGCGTCGAGGCGCAGATTTACCGCTCGAACGGACCAATCAAAAACCCGGATTACTCGACCTCTCCAGGTTTCGCGCCGCCGGTAACGATGATGGTGCAAAAGCAGGCGCTGAGTCAGGCTGATATCAGGCACATGGATAACATGAACATCCAGGGTGTGCTGGTCAGCATCTGGACGGATGGCAACTGGTGTGGGATTAACAGGGAACGGCAGCAGGGCGGCGATAAGTTCGTTATCGGCAATGAAACGTGGCTGGTCGTGGATGTGCCTGAAATCTGGCCGGACTGGACGAGGGTTATCGCATGTCAACAATTGACGTAGGCCTGCAGGTCACTGAAAGCGATCTGTTTAAGGCGACTGGCGATTTCCTTTCTGCCCTGTTTCCGGACGCAGAGATCACGCAGACTCAGCAAAATCAGACCCCCATGCCGAAAGGCGGTTTCATTACCATGACTCCGCTTTTTCTGACTGACCTCTCAACCAGTGCTGTCAATTACGAGTATGACGGCGTTAGTGATTACGGGCGGGCAGAACTTCGCCGCGTTGATGAATGGCAATGTCAGCTCGATTTCTACGGAGATCAGGCGCAAAACAATGCCACCATCTTTTCGCGCATTGCCCGTTCCGAATTCGCATGCACCTGGTTCAGGGAAAACGCGAATGTCCTGGTACCGCTTTATTCCGGCCCCCCGCGGCAAACCTCGATGATCAACGGCGAGAAACAGTGGGAATCCCGCTGGACGCTTGAATTCCACGCAAACCCGCTGATTGTCGTCAGCGTTCCTCAGCAGTTTATGACAGGCGCAGATGTGATATCGCAGCCGGTCGACGTGAGATTTCCTCCGGAGAAATAATAAATGGCAATTTCGCTATCAAAAATCGCCCAGATGCTTCCCGGCGTACTGAAGGCGACAGGGACAGCTATTGATCTCAATGGCCTGTTCCTGACCGACAGCGCATACGCGCCGGTTGGTGCAGTACCCTCATTTTCCAGTGCGGATGAGGTAAAGGCGTACTTCGGCAGCGCGTCGATTGAGTACACCGCCGCGGTGCTGTATTTCGCCGCATTCACCGGTAAAACACAGATGCCTGGCAAGCTGTATTTTAGCCGATTCAATATCGCAGCAGTGGCGGCATTCCTTCGTTCCGGATCGCACGCCGCGACCACGCTGGCACAGCTCAAGTTGCTTTCGGGTACGCTGACTCTGACCGTTGACGGCACGGAGGAGACTTCTGCGGCTATCAACCTCAGCGGCGCCACCAGTTTTGATAACGCGGCAGAGCTGATTGAAACCGGTATTGGTTCCTCGGTTGTAGTGACCTGGGATAGCGTGCTGAAGAAATTCATCATCACCTCTGCCACCACGGGCGTGGATAGCACCATTACCTTTGCCGATGAAGGTACGCTGGCCACAGGTCTTAAACTGACCGAAGCGACCGGCGCGGTGATATCCCAGGGTGCGGTGCCGGCAGTGGTTGACGATATCTTTACTGCCATTCTGGCCAAAGAGCAGGACTGGGTAACATTCTCCACGACGTTCGCTGTCACCAAAGACCAGGCTAATGCGTTTGCGCTCTGGACAAACAGTCAGAACCACCGCTTTGCCTATGTCCCATGGGACGCATCAGGAACGGCAATCGTGGCGGGCAGCTCGAATGCACTGGTGTACGACATCATCAACACCTACGCCTATAACGACACCTGCCCGGTGTATGGTTATCCGAACCACGCAGCAAACGCGATGGGGTTTGTGGCTGCGCTGAACTTCACGCAGGCCAATGGGCGCTGTTCTCTGAATGGTCGTCAGGTTTCCGGCCTGCTGCCGATGATCAGTAACGATACTGATTACGAGGCGGCCAAGGCCAACGGTTATAACTTCTACGGCAACTATGCCTCGAATGCCGTCGAAACCAACCAGTGGGCGCCCGGCTCTATTACCGGTGATTACGCCTGGCTTGACGCATGGGCTGGTCAGGTATGGGTAAATGCTCAGCTTCAGGCGGCTCTCGTTGCACTGTTCCAGCAGGCGAGCAATCTGCCCTACGCAGCAGCCGGAAAAGCTCGCATTGAGTCGTGCATGAAGCCGACCATTGAGCAATTCAGGGCGTGGGGTGGCATGACGGCGGGCACCGATCTTGACCAGTCGCAGATCGACCAGATTAACGCCATCGCTGGCGTCGATGTTACGGATTCGCTTCTGGCTGAAGGGTATTACGTCTACATCGGCCCGTTCACCCCGGCAATGCGCGCCGCGCGTACCAAGCCAACGGTTTACTTCTGGTACACCGACGGCGGGATCATCCAGGGTATCACCGTTAACAGCACGGAGGTGCAGTAATGGCCGGTCAAAATATTACGTCGGCAGACGCCATCATTGAGCTGGTCATTGCTGAGCTCTACCCATCCGGGTTTAACCTGGAGCAGTTCGAAGCGCAAAACATCTTCGAAATGGGTGATACCGACATGGCAGAGTACCAGCGTACTGCTGACGGTAAACTGCTGGGCGGTTTTGTTTATGGTGATCTACCGTGGACATTCCATCTGGCTGCATCCTCACCGTCGATTAAGTACATCGACAACTGGCAAACCACGCAGATTACCACGCGGTCTGTGCTGCGTGTAAATGGGACGGTGATCCTGCCGTCGCTGGGCAAAAAGTACATCATGACCAACGGTATCCTGCAGCGCGCGCGCCGTATGCCGTCTGCTGGCCGTGTGCTTCAGCCGGTAACTGGACTCATCCAGTGGGAAACTGTCACCCCGGCAGACTACTCAGCATAAAAAAAATCAGCCCGGCTAAGTCCGGGCTTTTTTATACCCGCAATACCCCGCGCTTCACACGCGCACATCACAACACAGAACCTTTCAGGATGACCCTTGAGGATACCGGTTTGGCTATCGGTGCCTTTCTGTGGGCCGGATTCCTGTGTGACAAGGTTCATCACTAAAAGGTAATTACCGAGATGTCTAATATCATCCCCATGAATTACGATGACCGTTCATTTCCTTTTACGGCTGACTGCTGGTTCAATGCCACGGTTGCCGCAAAGCATCACGGCAAGCTACCAAAGGACTGGCTAAAGACTGAGGCGACAAAAATTTATATCGCCGAATTGGCTGAGGAGCTTGGAATTGCTGGCTCCGGCGTAAAAGAGGATTTTTCTCCCCTTTTAGTCAGAGTGGAGAAAGGGCGAAACGGCGGGACCTGGCTTCATCCGGAGTTGGCGGTGGAATTCGCCCGCTGGTTGTCAGTGAAATTTGCCCGCGCCTGTGATCGTCATATTAAAAATCTGCTACTGAGTAAAAACTTCCAGATCACCGAAGATCAGATTGTCGGCCTGATGGTGTGCCAGCAACCAACGTCCTGGGAGAAGCGCTTTAAAGACCCGTTCTACCAGGCACTGTCGAAAATGTCCGGCCTTCCTTACTTTGGTCATGTCGGTGGTTGCCCGGCGCTGTTCGGTCAGATCACCGCTCGATGGGTGTACGGTGTCGCACTTCCCGATTATGTCTATCAGGCAGCAAAACAAGCAGCGGGCGACAGCAGAGAGAAGATTCACCAACACCTCAAGCCTGATGCGCTGGAGAAGGTCGAGCAGCAACTGATCGCCGTTACCAATATCGCTAATTGCAGCATTGACCAGAAGGACTTCGAAGCCCGCTGCATGGCTGCGTTCCCCGTTAAGGGGCAAATGAAGTTGCTGTATGCGGCGGCGTGATGACCAAAAATACACAATCGCTCGATAAGAAAATCCAGAATGCAAAATTGCATTCTGGACACAAAACCACAGATTCCCGGTTTTTTGGATAGTCCGCTACGGTGGGCTTTTTTATTGCCAGATAACTCATTCAGGAAACAAAAATGGCTCGTAAAAGCATCGTATTCACGGTTGAAGCAGATAACCGTGACAAGGGTAAGCAGTTCAAAATCACCGAAATGCCGGCAAGAAAGGCGGAAGAGTGGGCGATCCGCCTGGCGTGCGCCGTGATTGGCGCCGGCGTTACCGTTCCCGACAATATGATGATGGCCATCAGTGCTGCGGTGGCGCCGGCCCCAGCCGAGGATAACGCAGAAGCTCGCGAGCTGTACGAAAGCGTGATGGCCAGCGGCATGGCCGGACTCGCTCAGTGGGGTATCACTTCACTGGCTAAAGTTCCGTTCGCACAGTCAAAGCCTCTGCTTGATGAGTTGCTTGGCTGCGTGAAATTCCTCGGGGGTAACGGTATCGAGACAGCGCTTGTTGACGAAGGGCAGATCGAAGAAATTAGCACCTGGTCACGCCTGAAAATCGAAGCCTTCAAACTCCATATCGCTTTTGTAGCAGCCACCGCAAGTTAGAAACCCCCTTATCCGTCCCGGAAGATTCAGATCGCGGCTTCATACAGTATGCGAATGTACCACGCACCATCGCCGCGGTGATCTCCGGGAAAATGGCGACACTCCACGAACTGGACACCTTATACAGCGTCCAGGATATGTGGTGGCTGATTGAAATAATGACCGTGGATAACACCAACAGAGCCATAGCGGAGAGTGATCATGGCAGCAACGGTAATTGACGCCCTCCTGGTTACGCTGGGCCTTGATACTTCTCAGTTCCGCAAAGGCCAGCAGGAAGTCAGTGACGACCTGAAAAAGCAGCGCGAAGACGCCAAAAACACCGCCAAGGAAATGGCTGAGCAGGGCAAGAAAGCCGCTTCGTTCTTCAGCAGCATAAAGACTGAATTGCTGGCACTGACTGGCGTTACTGTCACTGCCGGCGGCCTGATGAGCTTTGTGAAAAGCACTACCTCAGGGCTAATGGAGTTGTCCATTCAGGCTAAATCTTTGGGGATGACAGCCAAAGAGCTTGACGGCGTGGGCAAGGCGGCAGAGGCGGCCGGTAGTTCTGTCGAGAAAATAAGTGCAGCATTGCAGGGGTTTCAGAACGCAAAGCAACTGGCTAAGGTCGGGGTGTACGATACGCCAGTGCAGGAAGCTGCAATCCGGCTTAATTCTCTGACCCATGATTCTTTCAATATCAGGGACGACTCAGCACAAACCACGTTCAGGAAAATACTGGAGTCGGCAAGGAAGGTTACCGATCCAGATATCCGCCGTCAGATTCTTCAGTTGGTTGGTATTGATGATGCTATCAATCAGCGTAACCAGGAAGGCAAATTCCTGACTGATGTTGATCGACTGACTAAAAACTCAGGGATTTCTGATGAGTCAATAAACGGGGCCAAGGAATTCAATTCTGCATGGGCTGAATTAAACCAGAACCTTGATACCACAAAAAACCAGTTTTATACCTTCCTGATCCCGTATGTCCGCGAGTTCAATGGCGTACTTCGTGACTTATCTGACTGGATGAAATCTCACCCTAAAGAGATGAAAGCCGGTATTGATGCGTTTTTCGGCGCCATAAAAGACGTGGCGGCTGCAGCCAATGATGCAGCCGACGCAGTGGGAGGGTGGAAGAACGTTATTGTCGCGTTGCTTGCTTTAAAGGTTGCATCATGGTTTAGAGGGATTGCATTTGCGCTAAGTGGTCCGGGCGGTCTCATTTTTGCCATAACCGCGCTCTACCCAATAATTGACGGGCTCCTGTCGAAGATAGTGAGCAAGGAAAATAGAGAGTGGATGCAAAATCACGGTATTTTCTGGACCTCTAATGGAGAGTTTTTCCTTAACAAGAAAGACGCAGAGGAAAGGCAGCGGCAAATTGACTCCGGCGCCGTTCCTAACGGCTCACAGAGGATTGTTCCTAATGCCTACCAGCAGGCAATGATGGATACCCAAATGGATTTGTCTACGGCAATGAAATTGGATGTAGGCCAATACCAGCCTAACATCCCATTAAATGCCAAAGCTGCAAAATTAGGCATTAAAGGAAAATCATTCTTGCAGGCAATGGCAGGCGAGTTCGGTGCGCTGGAGGGTAAATATGGCCTACCTGCCGGGCTTCTCTCTTCGGTAGCTGCTACTGAATCAGGTGGTGATCCGTTTGCGGAGTCGAAGGCCGGAGCCAAAGGCTTGTTCCAGTTCATGCCTGGCACGGCAAAGGACATGGGGCTCAAAGGTCGTGATGTTTACGATCCCCACAAGTCTGCAGAGGCAGCAGCGAAATATCTAAGATGGTTAATGGATGCCACCGGCGGCGATCTGGAAAAAACTCTTGCTTCCTATAACTGGGGGCTCGGGAACGTCCAGAAGAAAGGAATGGATAACCTGCCGTCGGAAACTCGCAATTACGTCCCTAAAGTCATGGCCGGAATGCGCCCTGGCGCCGGGATGGCCGTAGACCGCGCGATGCCCGGGCAGTCCGGTGCGACTTATCAGTTTTATGGAACCAAAATCACCACCCAGGCCCAGAACGTGGAACAGCTTACCAGCGACATCAAAAAGCACGGCGACAACCGTGTCATGCTTTTGGCTGGCTACTCAGGACAATAACTCATGTCGTTTTCTCTGAATGTCTCGACAGTGCTATCCGCCATTCAGGGAGGAAGCCTGTTATCCGTCCTTAACAGCGCCCTGTCGCCAACTTACCGGATCACCTATAACACCGTTGACGAGTCGCTTTTGACGGCTGCAGCCGGGCAGGAGGTTTTCTCTCCTTCCGGCTGGGTTAGCGTTGATCGCTACGGTGATGCGGCAGTGACTAAGGGGCCGGTGGAAAAGGGCCGGTACACGTCCTACAACAAAGTGAAACAGCCGTCTGAACTCAGGATCATTTTTGCCCTTGAGGGGTGGACGGCTTTTTCCGGGTCACTGCCTAACCTGACCAACTTCTCTCTGCTGAGCCGGAACAATTTCATTCAGAAACTGGATGAGATGAAAAACACGGCCAGCACCTACAACATCGAGACGCCGGACACGGTGTATTACAGCTACGATCTGACCCACTTCGATTATTTTGTGGGGTCATATCGCGGGCAGACGTTGTTGATGGCGAACTGCACTTTCGAGGAGATCATGGACGGCGGAGAGGTCATGCTTTCAAATGCTGTGATTGAAGGGCCGCCGACCAGCAATGCGAAAACCAACAATGGCGCCGCAGCATCAACGCAGGTGATCACCGGGGCGACGAAAGAGGTGACATTGAGCGATGTTAAGAATGCCTGGTCAAGTGCAGATACAACCTTATCAGACGCTCTCCAGACTACAGGGGCGGCGATTGTATCTAACGTTAACTCGGCGGCCGAGTCGGTATCTAAGGCGTGGGACAGCTCTTCTACTGCAGTTTCTAAGCAGATAAAAAGCACCGTCTCCGACTTTCTGGGAAAGGTGATGTGACATGCAGGAAATTAGCTTATCACCGTCACTATCCCAAAAGGTGTATGTCACGCTTGGCGGCCAGAACTGCGCGATCAAGTTACATCAGCGTTCAACCGGGTTTTACGCCGATCTGTATGTCGATGACAAGCCGATATTTCAGGGTGTTCTCTGCCTGAACTGCGTTTACCTGGTTCGGTATAAATATCTGGGGTTCAGTGGCGATCTGGTTTTCGTTGACTCGAAAGGTACAGCCGATCCCTATTACGACGAAATCGGCACCAGATTCAAGCTGTATTATGCGACGAGCAGTGAGGTCGGCAGATGAGTTACAAGGAGAGAGAACTTACCGTATCGTTCACGCTGGCTAATGGTACGTTTGACGGCGACATTGGCGACACTTTGACTGTTAAGGGTTTCAAGTGTGAAGCTGCTATATCTGCCTTTGGCGGCGCTACCGGCACGATTCTTGAACTTAGCCTCTGGGGACTTTCCCTGGAAAATATGTCCAAGCTGACGACAAACGCGCAAAAGATAATCGCGTATGCACAGAACTCAATTGTCGTTTACGCCGGCGACACCCGTGTTTTTTCCGGGTCAATAACATCTGCCAGGATTAACCTTAATCAGATGCCGGATGCGCCGATTGAGATAACCGCAGCGGCCGCTGGCAGGGAGCGCCTGATCCCATGTGAGCCTACATCCATTCGCGGCGATGCTGATGTTGCTGATATGATTCGTGCTCTTGCCTTTAAGGTTGGATTAAAGTTCGTTAACGTGGACGTTAAGGCTACTCATCGAAATCCATATTTCGATGACAATGCAATAATTCAAATATTAAAAATTGCGGCGGCACATGATATCTCTGTTGACATAGATTTTGGCACTGTAACAATTTATACAGGTAAAACACCGTCTGATTCAGTTGTTCCGTATATTTCTCCGGCCACTGGGCTTATTGGATACCCAATATTTTATGAGATGGGGATTAACTTTCGCTGCATTTACTCTCCATCTCTGAAACTGAATACCAAAATCATCCTTGAGACTGACCTTCCACACGCGAGCGGGGAGTGGGTGGTGCAGGCGGGGACTACCCACTATCTGTCCTGTAAAGTGCCTGGCGGACTTTGGGAGACGTTTGTTGTGGCATCTCCGATATCTGTCATCGGAGGGGAAAATAATGGCAACTAACCAAAAGGCTTCTGATATCTCCTGTCAGGGTAACGCGATCTTGTCCCTTATAGCCACGGCATCAAAGGGCAATGTTTTTGCTGATATTGTTCTGGTTAAAGATGTTGGTGATGGCGTTATGACTGTGCTACCTCTTGTGAGTGGCGCGAACGTTTCCGGGGGGGAGATTAAATGTCAGGAGGTGTATGACATTCCCTTCATTCGGTATCAGGCCGGGAACAGCGCTGTAAAAATGACGCCCCGCATTGGCGATATTGGTCTGGTAATTGCCTGTGACAAAGATACAACCAATGTCAGAGTATCAAGGCAAAGTGGGCCACCACCAACTCAGCGGCGCCACTCATACTCGGATGCTGTTTACATCACTGCTATCGCTAGTTTGAACGATGAACCCACGGAGTTCGCTGAGTTTACAGGCAACGGCATAAACATACAGAGTCCTGGAGTGGTTGACATCAATGGCTTGAAAGTCCACCCAGATGGGAAACTTGAGCTTGTCGATGGTTCTATCGTTGATGGGCATACTCATGGTGGGGTAGTATCAGGAGGAAGCCGAACCGATCCCCTGGAGCCGTGATGATAAAAAAAACAGTTTTAATATTTTTTATTGCTTTGTCTGGCTGTGCCATGTCCCCATCTGAATATATTGATTACCAGAAAGCCAACAAGTTTGATGAAACAAAGTTCCCTACTAATTCTAGCGGCATGCAGTCTGTAAAAGATTTGCGAGAAATTTATAAAAAGGAAACCGGGGGCAATCTTCCAGAGCAAGATACAAGTGACTGTCTAAAAGACAATAAATGCTATTTCAATAGATACAGCGATCTTCTTCACGATCTAATGTACCAACGACAAATTGAGAAGCAGAAAAAAGAAAACGAAGCATTTGCAGCGCAGAAAGAAGCTGAGTGTCAGGCTAGTAAGGAGTGTATGGCCAAGCGTGAGATTGATGCCGCGTCTTACACTTTAAATAATGTCTACTATTCTCTAATGGCCCGATACCCATACCAGCAGGCTGACTCTGACGCCGGGGTAAGGCATATGTGCCGGGTGGCTGGAGCAGCTCAAAGGGAAGGCGTGACCCTTGAGTTTATGAAACAGCACATTAGCTTAACAGAAGGAATTGGGCCGGAAATGAGATACCAAATAATCCAGGTTGCTGAGGCTTGCTGGAAAATGAGCAAGTACGGCGTTCCTGACGGCACCACGCAGATCCGGTCGATGTACTAGCAAAGCCCACCATCAGGTGGGTTTTTTGTCATCTTCGATGGATAGGGATTGAGCCTTTTCCAAGATGCGCATTGTGTCATCATGGCTAAAGCCTTCGACAATGAACTCTGAACCATCTTTTTTTCTGACTTTAACTTTTTTGCCTTTGTTTCTTGCGAGAAAGTAACCGATTGACGCAGCGAAACAATTCATTGCTGCAGGACTGGTTAACCCATCAATGAGTAACTGAACAAAATCCGAGGGAGATGAGCTATCAAATGCTAGGGTCACATGCTCTTTATTGTTTACACCCCATTGATTTAGCGCATCTTTAAGGATTACGACATCTTCTCTTCGGACGGTAAAAATGAAACTTTCCATCGTTTACACCCCATCGTTAAAAAACATAAAAACTGGACTGTCACTGATTCGTGTCGGCATGTCGCTTCTCATCGGTAAGGGAGCAGTGATTGAGCACGAAATGAAATCATCAGACCTTACAGATGCGATCCTGAAAGATTTGCGAAAACAGCAAATGAACGGTGAAATCGACCTCACAATGAGCGAGCTCAGGGAGTCTCTTTCTCGCATCCTGGTGTAGTGGGACTCACTTGTCTTTCCTGTAAATTCCTTTGATGGCATCAGACGCAAACCTCGCTCCGGCGGGGTTTTTTTTATGGGAGTAAATCATGCTCATTACACTGTCAATCGACACCTCACGCATAGACGACAAGATTCACGTCCTGACTGGCGAGCTTAAATCACGATTTCCCGATGGAATTTCTGAGCGAGTCGATAGCGAACTGTCTCGCCTGACTAACGACATCATCTTTACTGATTTCTCTTCCGCAGTCGGCGCAGATGGAACCCGCGAGGTCGTCCAGCGTGTTGACTTCGGCGGGAGCTTTGATGTGTTCACTTCCGCACTCCGGGCAGGTGATTTTGATGTCCATGGCGATCCCCTCAAAGTCGTTTAAAGCAACATACCCAGGACGCCTGATTTATTAAATCCTGACATTTAACCAATGGATATTCATCCATGAAAACAATCTCTCTCAAACTCGATCCCGACACCTGGGATCTTGTCCTTGATGAGCTGGGTAATATCGCCACGGTTGAAAATCCCTACGCCTGCGCTCAGGACGTAGCGACGGCATGCCTGGCCATACGCGGCGAGTGCATTTACGAAAAAGACACCGGCGTTAATTACAAAGAGCTTCTGAACGTTAAGGCCAGCACCGGCGCCATGGCGGCCGCGCTTCAGGTTGAAGCGTTGCGGATGAGCTATATCGCGCGCGCTGAGCCGACGCTGATTAACAACCGCGATACGCGCCGCACTACCGGCGTTATTGCGATCGTGGATACCAACGGCCTGGATTCCAGCGTCACCCTGTGAGGAAAAAATGACGACAATCTCTACGGCGGTACCGGCCGTGACCTTTTCCACCACTGGCCTTGATGTTCCAGATGAGGGAGACATTCTTGCCGGGCGTATAGCAGATATTGGTTCTGCATTCGGGACGGCGATGAGCACGAACCTCAAGACGCCACAGGGGCAACTGGCTGTCACTGATACTGCAATCATCGCAGACAAGAACGATCAGCTTCTGGCTATCGTCAACAACATGAACCCGGACTTTTCCTCCGGCAGATTTCAGGATGGCATCGGCAGGATTTACTTCCTCGATCGCATTGCTGCTGCGGGTACGGTTGTAACGGCCACATGCTCCGGCGTACCGGGGACGGTGATCCCGGCACAGTCCTATGCAACCGACGATAACGGTTATATGTACGTGTCACTGGCAGCAGGAACGATAGGTGCCGACGGGACGGTAAAGATCGAGTTCCAGAACCTGACTACCGGGCCGATAGCTTGTCCCATCGGTACCCTGACAAACATCTATGTCGCGGTAAGTGGCTGGTCGAGTATCACCAACGAGACCGCGGGTGTACCGGGCTCGAATGTTGAAGGGCGATCTGCATTTGAGTATCGCCGTCGCCAGTCAGTGGCACGTAACGCCTTTAACACAGCAGCGGCTGTGCGGGCTGCTGTCCTGGAAGTCGACGGGGTGATTGATGTTTATGTGATCGACAACAAAGAGCCCACTTCCGTCGAGAAAGGTTCCACGAATTACACGCTGTTGGCCAGCTCGATTTATATCGGGGTTTATGGCGGGGCAGTGGCAGACATTGCAGCGGCCATCAATAAAAAACTTCCCCCGGGCACCGTTATGAACGGTGACACCACCGGGACCGTGCAGGATACCGAAAATTATGACGCCCCTTATCCGGAGTACACCTACAGGTGGAAAACGCTGGATGCGGTGAGCGTTCATATCAAGGTGGAATACGAAGCGAATGATGGCCTTCCGTCAGATATCAACGCGCAGATCAGAGCGGTCGTCCTGAATGCCTTTACCGGCGCAGATGGCGGTACCCGGGCGCGTGCCGGCGCGCGAATTTATGGCAGCCGCTATATCGGACCCATTCAGGCACTTGATGCACAGAACATGAACGTGCTTTCGGTCCAGATCTCTCTGGACGGAACCACTTGGTCTAGTGCGCTGACCATGGGCATTGATCAGGAACCGACCCTCGATGCAACAAACATCATAACGGAGGCGGTAAGTGAATAATGTCGACTGGACGATCTACGCGCAGTACGTGAACTCAACCAGCCTGCGGTCACTGATTGACACCTTTAACGCTTCTGTAGCGCCAGAGGACTTGATAGACACGTTCTATGACCTCGTGTTCAACATCGAGACCTGCGGCGATTACGGGCTGATGTGCTGGGGTAAAATCGTTGATGTAGAGCGTTTGCTGACTGTGACGCCATCCCAGCAGTTCCTGGGGTTTGGCGAAGCGACCAGCACCCCGGCAGAACTCACCGACCCGCAACCCTTTAACCAGGCGCCTTTCTATACCGGCGTGCAGGACACGAACACTGTGGTCCTGACCAATGACGCATACCGCAAGCTGATCATGTGCAAAGCGATGGCGAACATCAGCGACTGCACCGTGCCGGTCATGAATCGCATGCTGGTGTACATGTTTGGCGCCAGCGGACGATCTTACGTGCGTGATGATGGCAACCATGTCATGAGCTACGTATTTGAATTCGCCCTGTCAGATGTAGAGTTAGCCATAGTACAGAGTTCCGGGGCGCTTCCTTCCCCTCCCGGAGTAAAAGTAAACATCATTCAGGAGGTCTGAATTGAATAATTCAGCCATGCCACTGCGTCTGACGGTGGTCTTTGCCGCGTCTGGCGATCGTAACAGCATTCCTACCGACGCCACCACCGAAACGCTGAATGGGGGAAAGGCATCATTCGATGTTGGCTTCCCCCCAATCACCAGAATCGCTCTCTCATCAGGCGGGAAACCACCTCAAGGTCAGGATTTTAACGGTATATTCTATGAGTCTTTTTTGAGGCACCAATGGAATCAGGCTGGGGGTGGATATCCATTTGATTCGGCTTATGCAACCGCTATTGGCGGTTACCCAAAAGGGGCCGTTGTTCCATTTAGCACTCTCGACGGGCTTTGGCTGAACACCCTCAATAGCAACAATGGGACACCTGAAAATACAGGTGGTGGCGCATCAGGGTGGGTCCCTTTGTCAAGTTATGGTATTTCGTCAATAACTGCATCCGGATCTGCAAATATCACGCTGACTGCCTTGCAGGCATCGCGTCCAGAAATAGTTATCAGCGGAGTGCTAACTGGGAATATCTATTTGTTTTTCCCTCCGTGGATTAAGAAATGGAAGGTCACAAATAATACCTCTGGTGGATTTAATGTCGCTTGCAAAACAATTGGCGGGAGTAATACGGCAACATTATATCCTGCAGGGCGGGGACATATTCATTGCGATGGAACGAATGTTTATTTCGTAGATGCTACCAGTGGCCCCGGGCAGTCCGGAGGGTTACTTTTTGGAAATGGTGCTCGTCTTGCCTGGGGTTATACGGATGCCAATTGCAATGTTGCTGGGGCCGATGGTGAATACGAAACGGATAACATTTTTGTTACCCCAACGTTTACAACCAGCGACGGGGTATTTGGATTTAATACCATCTGTTCGGTAAAAGTGATGCCCATTGATATTTCTGGGGTCGGGCAGAATGAACGCTCATGGCTTATGGACTCGACGTTTTCAGGAAGTGGTTTTTCATTTCGTTCTGCATGCAAGACGCAGAACGCAACCATTAGAACTCGCTGGGAAGTAATAGGATTCTGATATGGCAACTACAGACACCCAACAGGCCGCGCAATTTTCTGCTGAGGCAGCAGTTAGTGCTGCCGAAGCAAAACAATATTTAATTGAAGCTCAGCAGGGTTATCAGGATACCAGCGCAGCGGCGCAAGAAGCTAAAGATGCTGCCGCGGCAGCAGCAACATCAGAGCAAAATGCCACATATTCAGAGGCTAACGCAGCTCAGTCAGCAGCGGCAGCAGTGGATGCAAAAGATGATGCGGAGGCGGCCGCTAGTAGTGCTTCAGACTACGCAAAGAACAAATTCACATTCTATAAGACTGCCAGCGATCCTGATGGCACCATTGCCGGGTTGGCAGCTACTACTGATGGCCAGTCTTTCTGGGTAGCCCAGGGCCCAGATGCGCTTTCCGCTGCATGGCAGTATCAAAACAAAGCAGGCGTGGCCGTATTGCAGGCGAAGCAGCCGGGTACAGCGGCCATAACAGGGACAATCCGCGAATTCCCTACGCTGGCGGCTGCGCAGGCTGATGCAGACGCTGGGAATATTCTGTCTGGCGCTACTGCATTTTACCGTAGCCCTGATGACAGCGCTCTTGCGGTTGAGGTGATGAATGTTAGCGGGACATTGCAACCTACTGGCCGGAAAATGCCATCTCAGGAATATATAGATGATGGGTTTACCCCCGGCAGGGTTGTTGAAAGCGATACGGATGTCGCAATAGCGCTAACGTTCGCGGAAGGTTCACGCTCCTGGCTTGAGGCAGACTATGACGGCGCACCTACTGAGCACTCTGCAAAATTGATTGGCAAGGCTGTTAATATAGGTGATTCACCGGTTTCTGATAAAAATGTCGCAATAGCGCTAACGTTCGCGGAAGGTTCACGCTCCTGGCTTGAGGCAGACTATGACGGCGCACCTACTGAGCACTCTGCAAAATTGATTGGCA